TTAGAATATCAAAAGTTAATGAGGTGTACATTAAGGTTCATTGTGAAGCAGGTGAAGCAATGGAACTTTCAGAGTACTTTACCTTTTATGTACCAGGCTACAAATTCATGCCCGCATTTCGCAACAAGGTGTGGGATGGAAAGATTCGCCTGTTCGATAGACAAACACATAACATCTATGGTGGTTTGCTACATTACATTGAGAAGTTTTGCAAAGAGCGTGACTATGAACTTGATGTTGACTATGAATTACGAACTGCTGAGAATTTCTCGTTAGTTGAAGCAGAAGAGTTTGCAAAGAAACTCAATCTACCTTTTGAACCGAGAGATTATCAGATCAAAGCATTTGTTCATGCAATTCGTAATCAGCGTGGTCTACTACTTTCACCTACTGCATCAGGCAAGTCACTCATTGCATATCTCATCGTGAGATACTTAAGATGCAAGACACTTATCATTGTGCCTACAATCTCTTTGGTGTCGCAGATGTACAAAGACTTCAAAGACTATGGTTTTGATAGTGATACATACTGCCATACAATCACAGGTGGTTCAGATAAAGTTACAAAGAAGCCCATTGTGATTTCTACTTGGCAGAGTATCTACAAGTTACCTAAAGATTGGTTCTCACAGTACGATTTGATCATTGGTGATGAAGCACACTTGTTCAAAGCACAGTCGCTTACAAAGATCATGACCAATCTTACAGACTGCGCCTATCGTTTTGGTTTAACTGGAACACTTGATGGCACACAGACACATCGTTTGGTGCTTGAAGGTTTGTTTGGTGAAGTCAAGCAAGTCACCACAACAAAAGAGTTGATGGATGAAAACAGTCTTGCGAACTTGCGTATCAAAGCATTGGTACTCAAGCATAATGAAGAAAATTGCAAGTCGGTAAAGAACTTTAAGTATGCAGAGGAAATAGATTACTTAGTTTCTTCTCCAGCACGGAATAAGTTTATTACCAACTTGACAATTTCCCTAAACCAGAATACACTTGTACTTTATCAGTTTGTGCATAAGCATGGTGAGCCTTTGTACAAGATGATTAAAGATAGAGCAGGTGATAGACAAGTTTTCTTTGTGCATGGTGGAGTAGAAGCAGAAGAAAGAGAGATGGTGCGTGAAGTAACAGAGCAAGAACAAAACGCAATCATCATTGCTTCTTACGGGACATTCTCCACAGGTATAAATATAAGACACTTGCACAATATTGTGTTTGCTTCTCCTAGCAAAAGCAAGATTCGTACATTGCAGTCAATTGGTAGAGTATTACGATTAGGAGAGAATAAGAATCAAGCAACTCTTTTCGACATTGCCGATGATGTTTCTTACAAAAGTAAAAAGAATTTCACTCTTGATCACTTTGTAGAACGAATGAAGATATACAATGATGAGAAGTTTGATTATAAGATTTACACCATCAATCTAAAGGAATAAAATGGAACAACAAAACTTAGACAAAGTGTGTAAAATTTTAAAATTGTCAAACGGTGAAACTATTATGGGAAACATTTCAAAAGAAACTCAGTCATACATTGATGTAGAAATGCCTTTGAAGATATTAGTTATGGTCAATGCACAACAAAGCAAAATGCACATGTCTGTACTGAAATGGGATCCAGGTTTTGATTACAAGTATCCTGTTCGTGTTTATAAAACATCGATTGTTGCTTGTGCTGAACCTACCGAAATGATGTTAAAGAATTATAGTGAGTTAATCGTTGAAAAAGTTGAAGAGGAGTTTGTAGAAGCAGAGGGTGATGAGATTACTGAATTGAATGACCTAATGTCTGAACTACTTAAGAATGTTAATCCTAAGACTATGCATTGAAAGGCTACACAGCGATTCTACACACATGTCAAGAGTTTGTCAATACTAAAAAGGAAAAATTATGGGTAATCATTATGTGAACAATCAACAATTCCTAGAAGAGATGATTGAGTATAAGAAGAGTGTGATTGAGGCGAAAGCAAAAAGTACCGAAAGACCTAGAGTGCCAGAGTACATTGGTGAATGCCTTTTTAAGATCGCCACGCACCTAGCAAGAAAACCAAACTTTGCAAACTACACTTTCAAGCAAGATATGATTTCCGATGGTGTAGAGAACTGTTTGTTATACATAGATAACTTTGACCATGAGAAGTCAAAGAATCCATTCGCATACTTCACACAGATCATTTACTATGCCTTTCTGCGTAGAATTCAGAAAGAGAAGAAGCATTTGTATATTAAGTACCGAAGCATGGAGAATGAGATTGTCAATCAACTGATTGCCAACAACGGTGAAGAGATGATCACCTCACAGATGCAAGGCATGATTCAAGATGCCTATAGTGATCATTTCATTCGTGACTTTATCGAAGCGTTTGAAGATACCAAACGCAAAAAAACAAATGCCAGAAAAAAGAAAGTGAAGGAGATTGAAGATGCAGACACCATTGCCGGTTCAACTTGAACAATGGATCAAAGTGGTACAAAACAAGAAGTCGCCATACGATTTGAAAGAAATGTCGCTCTTGCATTTAAAGAACATCCATGCTATAATTGACAAGGTTATCAAGGAAAATTCTCGTCATGAGATAGTAAAAAATAATTGGAAGAATAACAAGACTAAGAATGAAAATATGTTTACTCGGTGATACACACTTTGGTGTAAGAAATGATGCGAAGCACTTCCATGAATTCTATGAGAAGTTTTATAGCACAGTTTTCTTTCCATATCTAGAAGAACATGGTATTACTACCGTGATTCAACTAGGTGATCTTTTTGATCGCCGAAAGTATATGAACTTTCTTTCGCTCTTTGAAAGTAGACGGTACTTCTTTGATGTGCTGAAAGAGAAGGGCATTCATCTTCATGCACTCATCGGCAACCACGATATCTTTTGGCGTCACAGTCTAGAAGTCAATTCGCCTGACCTTCTACTGAAAGACTATGACAACATTACGCTATGGTCTAAGCATGGCACACTTGAACTTGATGGTATGAATATTGACATGATACCATGGATATGTCAAGAAAACGAAAAAGAAATTCGTGAATTTGTTTCCAATAGTGTATCGTCACATTGCGTTGGACACTTTGAATTGCTTGGCTATCAACTCTGGCCAGGTATGCCAAGTCATGAAGGTTACTCAGATGATTTTCTAGAGAACTATGATCAAGTGTATAGCGGTCACTATCACATGAAGTCTTCTCAAGGCAATGTGATGTATCTTGGTACGCCATACGAACTCTTTTGGAATGACTACAAAGATCAAAAAGGTTTTGGCATCTTTGATACCGAAACAAAAAAACTTGAGTTTATCAATAATCCATACCGTATTTTTTACAAGATCAAGTATGATGATAGCAAACTCACAATGGAGCAATTGAAGAACATCGACTATTCTGTATATGAGAAAGCCTATATAAAGATAGTGGTCTTGCACAAATCAAATCCACATATCTTTGATCAGTTGGTAGACAATCTGTACAAAGTCAATCCAATCGATATCAACATCGTGGAAGACTTTAGCGAGATGGCGAATAATAATTTTGAAGTTGTTGACCAAGCGGAAGACACATTAACTATACTATCCAATTATATTGATTCACAATCTTTGCAGGTAGAACCAGAGAAACTTAAAACTGTAATGAAAGAACTTTATTTGGAAGCACTATCGACTGAGCATATTGAATGATCTTATTTCGTAAAATTCGTTGGAAGAACCTGTTAAGCACAGGCAACCTGTTTACAGAGATTAATCTTGATACTGAAACATCAACATTGATTGTTGGTTCAAATGGATCAGGTAAGTCTACTATGCTTGATGCATTGTGCTTCTGCCTGTTTGGTAAACCTTTTCGTAGTATCAACAAAGGGCAGTTAGTCAATTCAATCAATGCAAAAGATTGTGTGGTTGAAGTTGAGTTTGACATTGGTAGCAGGTCATACAAAGTCACCCGTGGCATCAAACCAAATGTCTTTGAGATTCGTTGTGGTCAGACATTGATTACACAAGATGCCGCAATCAAAGACTATCAAGAACATCTAGAGAAATTTATTCTCAAACTTAACTACAAATCGTTTACGCAGATTGTGATTCTTGGTAGTGCATCATTCACACCATTCATGCAGTTGTCAGCAAGTGATCGTAGAGCAATCATCGAAGACTTGCTTGATATTCAAATCTTCTCACGCATGAATGGTATCGTAAAAGAAAAGTTACAGGTTACCAAAGAACAAATCTCAATGAAGAAATATGAGATTGATCTTCAGCAACAAAAGTATGACATGCTGAAAGAACATCTTGATGAACTGAAACAGAACAATGATGACAAGGTAAAAGAACATGATCAAGACATACAGAGTACTAGCAATACCATATCCACCTTACTCACATCTATTGAAGAAGCGAATACCAAGGTCACAGAACTCCAATTGGTTGTTGAGAACAAAACTACAGTTGAGAGTAAGGTCAAGAAACTTACAAAACTTGAATCGCAGATTGAAAGCAACCTATCCAAATTTCAAAAGGATATCAGTTTCTTTCAACAAAATGATAATTGTCCAACCTGTAGGCAAGCCATTGCCGATGAATTTAAAGATGAAGAACTTAACAATCTCTCAATTAAAGTTGCCGGTTGCAAACACGGACTAGAAGAGTTAGAAAAGAAACTCGCTGATGAACAATTGAAGTTGGCAGAGATTGCAGATGTGCAAAAGCAAATCAACAAACTACAGGTAAAGATTGCTGGTGATACTTCTACTGTTACTGAACTGAACAAGTATGTGCAAAAATTGCACGAAGCAATCAATCATATCAAAACATCTACAACAGTCACGGCAAAAGAAGAAAAAGAATTAACTAGCATAAATGCGTGTTTAGACGGCTTAAAGCAGGATTTACGAGTGCTTATCGATGAGAGAGCATACTATGACACGGCATCGATATTGCTGAAAGATACTGGTATCAAAACGAAGATTGTCAAACAGTATCTACCAATCATCAACAAGTTGGTGAATAAGTATCTTAGCACACTAGACTTCTTTGTGAACTTTAATCTTGATGAATCATTCAAAGAAACAATCAAGTCTAGACACCGTGACGATTTTAGTTATGCATCGTTTAGTGAAGGTGAGAAGCAACGAATTGATATGGCACTCATGTTGACTTGGCGTGCCGTAGCAAAGATGAAGAACTCTACCAACACAAACATTCTTATACTTGACGAAATTTTTGATTCGTCACTTGATGCAAATGGTACTGAAGACTTGATGAAGATTCTGAACTTGCTTGAACACACAAACCTATTTGTCATCTCACACAAAGGCGACATACTGCAAGACAAGTTTAGAAATGTTGTTCGTTTTGAAAAGGTAAATAATTTTTCGAGGATGGTGAAATAATGGAACTTAAACTTATACCTGAAGATTCTCCAATGCTACTTGAGCCATGTCAAGAGTTTGACTTTGAGAACCCACCGTACGATCCAAAAGAACTTGCAGAAAGCCTATATAATACCATGCTAAAGAATGATGGTCTTGGCTTGTCAGCAAATCAAGTTGGTGTGCCATATCGTGTGTTTACAATGCGTAGCGAACCACCATTGACATTGTTTAATCCAAGAATTGTCGATGTATCAGACAATGAGATTCTAGCAAAAGAAGGATGCTTGAGTTATCCACTACTCTATCTGAATGTAAAGCGACCAGATCGATGCCGTGTTCGTTTTCAGAATGAAAATGGTGAAACAGTAACAGAAACATTTATTGGATTGACTGCGAGAGTTGCATTGCATGAGTATGATCACATGGAAGGCAAAGTCTTCACACAGAAAGCATCTCAGTTTGAAGCACAAAGAGCAAAAAGAAAAAGAATGATTCTTCAACGCAAAGTAAAGAAAGCAAGCAAATGAAAGACTGGCAACATGGATATGAGTTAGACTATCTCAAAGAGATTGAGGCAAAGTATTCAGACTATAACGCATATACACTATCACCATTCGCACAATTTAAGAAGAACAACATTGCAGAAGCATTGCACAAAGAAACATTAACTCTTCTTGATGATGCAAGACTAGAAGTTACCGAATCAAAAGCAGGTTCAAACATCACCATGCATGGTGACACAATTATCGCAAGAAAAGAAAAAGGCGACATGACTGTAGGCAAGTTATCAGGAAATTTAAGCACACTCAAAAAATGCTTAGAGCCAATGACTGAGTTTACTGGGCTTGCCCCTAAAAGAGATGTTTGGTTGTATGTGTGGGCAGAAAATGATGATCATTGTAAATTAGCAGAAGAGTGCGGGTTCTGTTATGTTGGTCCTAAAATTACAACCTATGGTGAAATCTATGCAATCTATTACAGAGGTGCACCACGAAAGTTTCCTAAAGTAGACCACGCAGAGTATCTAAGCATCAAGCAGATTGGTACCGTAAGCATGAATCTGATTAAGTCTATTCGTGAAAAACTTGAGGTGTTGCCTGAGTTTACGAATCACTATAGCAATTACAACAAAGACAAATCGTGGTCGGCATTGTCACTCAGAGGTTATACTGAAGACCCATCATTCATCACGAAGCCAATTGAGATGAGTAAGAAGTGGCAAGAAGACAATAGCGATAGAATCTTTGAACTGCAAGACACACCATTGTACAAATTGTTTCCTGAGATCAAACAGTACTGTAGCACACTAGGAAATCAAATTCATCGTGTGCGATTCATGCGATTGAAGCCAGGTGGCGGTGAACTTGAAAGACACACCGATCAAGTTGATCCTGATTCTGGTGGTGCATTGGGTAAGTTAGCACGAATTCATTTGCCTATCAAAACAAATCCTGATGTGATCTTTACAGTATGGAACACAAAGGGAGAACCTGATAGAGTGCATATGAGAGAGGGTGATGTGTGGTTTCTTGATACAAGAAAAGCCCACCAAGCAATCAATGGTGGTAATGAAGAACGCATACATTTGGTAATTGATGTACGAGTGGAGGAAAACTTGCATGAATCTCTTGTCTCCTGAAGCATATCTTGATACAATTAAAGGATGGGAAGACCCTTATCCACCACCAGTCATAGAAGATTACGAAGGTTTTCATGTTGTTCGTGATGACAAACTCGGCTATGGCAGTAAAGCAAGATTCATTGACTATCTGATAAGCAGAGATAGTGGCAATGAATGGGTGTTTGGTGGTGCAAATAAAGTTGGTTGGGGACCTATCTCTTTGACATATGTTTGTAATAAATACGGAAAGAAAGCAACATTTTTCATGG